GCTTCAACTCCGTCTGAAACTAATGATGCATATTCGTTACCAGTTGTTTTGATAACTTCTTTTAAAAAATCAGGCATAATATCTCCTATTTTACAGCTAACGCACCAATAAATGCATGGTTTCTCCAGAAAGGTTGAATAACACTAAAACCAACTTCTGTTAACATACCTTCAATTTCTTTCCATGTATTCGGTTTCATCATATGTCTAAGTGTGCGTTCCTTATCCATAATATCTTCTGTAGTAAAAGATTTTCTTTTATAATCATAATAATTAAAAGTAATCATATCTTGTACGAGTGCATTTTCACAAATTGTCTTCTCTGCAAATAAATATGCACCACCACAATTTAATCCATTATAAATGTTTTGTAATAATTCTTTTCTATCGTACTTCGGCATAAATTGTAAAGTAAAAATAGATGTAATTAAAGAACAATTTTTATACTCATAAGTACGAGCATCTAACTTTTCAAAGTTTACATATTTGTAGTATTTAAGTTCTTCTTTTCGTTTTTTCAAATCTTTATCAAAACCATCTGCAATCTCTAAACCAATATATGAAGCAGTTTTAGAGTGGTCTAAATTGTAATCTATTAGAGCCTTTGTCATTTTTCCAGTAGAACAACCTATATCTACAACTTTAGTTTCATCTTCTATGAAGTAACGAGATAATGATATTACATCATCAATAAGTTGTGAATAACCACGAATAGACTTTTCTATATGTTCATCAAATCCTTCTTCTCTGTGTGCAAAAGTAAAATCAACCATTATTATACACCTTCAATACATTTTCATATACAGATTCTGCAATCGCTTTTAACATCAAGGGTGGCACCATTCTACCTATTCGTTCCGCCCTTTGATTCCATTTGCCTGTCAACTTAAAATCATCTGGTAATGATTGTATTCTTTTCAATTCACCTAGTGTAAGTTTTCTAGGTTCACTCCAATGAAATGCACCAGCAGTTGTATCACCACTACCCATTGCAGTAAGTGTTGGTGAGGGTTTTGTTCTCGACACTCTTTTTAAATTAAAGTGACTTAACTTATATTTACCCTCTTTGTACTCATTTGTTTTTTTAAGTTGGTTAATATCATAATTTCTATGTTCTGGTTTTTTTTCATCATGGTTACAAAACTCATCACCTCTTATAATTCTTTTTGGGTCTGTTGGCATAAACCTACCAGTTTTTTTCCAATACGCAGTATTACTAAATTTTTCTGTCAATGTCTTAACTTCTTCCTCATCATATTCTAAATCAATCAATGCATCTTTAAGAACAATCACTTCTTTGTTTTCATCTGGAAAAATACTTGATATAGTCAAAAAATTCAAACCAACCTTTTCAGTAACATCATTTCTTACACCTATAAAGAAAAGTCTACTTCTAGTTTGAGGAACACCAAACTTACTACTATCTAAAACTTTTGATGATACATCATATCCTATCTTTTCAAACTCATTTTGTATTTTACTATAATACTTGTACGCCTGTCCAAAGGTTAAGCCTGCAACATTTTCACCTATAATTACTTTTGGTTTGATATCTTTTGCAACACGCAAATATTCAAAAAATAAGTCCTCAACATTTGTTACCTCTTTAATATCACTATAAGATTTAGTTTTACCAAATGCATCTGAATGTGTGTTGTTTCTTCCATGTGAAACATTTCCTGCCATACTAAATGCACTGCAAGGTGGAGAACCATCTAACAAATCTAATTCACCAGACTTTAATCCTGTCGCATCTAAAAAATCTTGACCAGATAACTTCTTAATATCATCTGGTATAATTTTAGTATTTGGATAGTTTTCTTTGTAAGTATTTCTTGCCTCTTCTACAAACTCATTTACTGCAAGTATATTACCACCAGCAAGTTTATATCCAGTGGAACTACCACCTCCACCAGCAAAAGTTGATATTACATTAAACTTTTTTTGTAAAGATGCATCATATACATCTTTTAGTAAATATGGTTTGTATTTCACTTAAACTCCATAAATTTTGTTGTAGGTTTCACGATACATTATTTTTGGTGATTTGTCAAGTACATTTTCAAATTCTTTTTTTATTTTCATTCCATCTTGAAAGGCAAGTTTAGGTCTAGTAATTATTTGTTCTGGTAACAAACCAATATATGCATCTTGTAAAACTGCCTTTGGTCTTCTTTTTGTATCCCATGCGATATCTTGATTAAATCCTAAAACTGTTTCAACAAGTTCTGTATTTAGAAATGGTAGTCTACATTCAATACCATATTTCATAAAAATTTTATTACATCTAGGAAAGTTTTTTCTTTCTTGTGAACCAAATAATCTTATTCTATATTCTTCAAATCCATGTTCTTTAATACCATGATAAGACATTCCATAAGAAGCCAACAATTCATCAGAACCCTCACCAGATAAAATTACTTTAAAACCATCACTAGATATTCTTTTCGCAAGAACAGAACAAGCCCAAGAAATTTCTACTTGTGCTTTGTATGACATTTCAATCGTATTAATAATTTCATTTATATCATGTGTAGTAGGTGGTTCTACTTTTACCTCTACTAAATTAATATTTAGCATTTCTGCAAGTTCTCTTGCACATTTTAAATCTCTAGACTTTTCATCGTAAACAGCAATATATGATACTAAACTACTATTATGATGTGAAAGAGATTGTGCTATGACACTACTATCAATACCACCAGAGTTTAAACTACAAGTTGGAACTGCACTTAAAGTTCTTTCTAATGTGCCTTGTCTTACTAAGTCTTTTAATTTGTTTGATGCACTAGGTCTATCTTTAAATATATTTCTTTTTATATTTTGTCTTATATCATACCAAACACCTTTTACAACACTATCGTTTGATTTATATTTTATAAAAGAGCCAGGTGGTAACATTTGTATATTTTGATAACCTAATCTTTTTAGTCCTTTGATTTCAGAACAAAATGCAAAGTGTGGAAATAATGAGTTTTGGAGTAAAGAATAATGTATGGGAGTTTCACCATGTCGGTCACGAACAATTGTTAATGTCTCATTTTTAACATATCCAACTGCAAACATACCTTGAACAATATCAAGTCCAGCAATATCCTCTCTATCTAGAAGGTGAGCAAAAACTTCAGTATCACCATTTGTTTTAAAAACAATATTGTATTTTTGGGATAGGTATTTTTTAATATCTAAAAAATTGAAGATACAACCATTGAAAACTATGGTTGTATCCCCAACTGTATATGGTTGTATAGATTCATAGGATGTGTCCATTATAGATAGTCTTACATGACCAAGATTAAAACCAGATACACTTTTTATGTCTCTAGAGTCTGGGCCTCTATGTGCAATACTATCTAAACCAACACTGATGTTCTTATCAGTAGAACCTATAATTCCACACATACTAACTTGCAAGTTTGAGTTTTTTAGAAATTTTTGAATCTAAACCAGCATCAATGTAATCTTGTACAGATATAAGTTCATACTCATTCATTAGTTTCTCTTGCTCAGGTGTTCTAAAGTTAGGAATTACTCCCAAAATCTCAAATGGCAATTTTTCTGGTGCTCTGATACTAAACATCTCTGTGTTTTTAGAGACACCAGCATTAACATATCCATATGTTTGTTTATGCAACTTCTTAACATTATTAATGAAAACTTCAACATCATGTGAACACTTTTCTTGAGATGTGTTAGTTGCATATAGAATAAGTGGTCTCGGTCTACCATTGTTTGGAAGTATATGTTCAACGAAATACTTGTATGCAGAGTTTCCAGTATTCGCCATTAAAACAATAACAGACTTTGGATTATCTTTATGGTCTGACATTTTGGAAACAAAAGATGATTTCCATATATCACCATCTCTGTTGTCTACCAAGGAGTTTTCCTTTGAAGTTCTCTCCATAATCTGATTGACAATTTTTGTCCAAATACCAGAATTATTATCAAATCGTTTTTCAATTTGCGTTTTCTCAACAAGATATCTCATAATAGTTTCTTGAGTTCTTGCAATTTCTCCAGAGGAAATTGCTGTGATTCCAGCATCTACAAAGTCTGCCATAAAAGATGGTTTTACTTTTTTATGGTTATTTGCAATTAACCCATTTGCAGCTGCATCTGATACTGGTGTTTCAGATGAGGTTGGAGTAAATAGTGCAATAGGAATATAATCTTCACCATTTTTCCTTGATGCAAGAACTCTTGTTCTTCCATCTTCCCATTCACCATTAGTATTTTTAATTGGTGGAAAGAAATCAGTAGACCAGCCGTTGGTGCGATAGTCATATGCAAGTTCTTCTATTTCCTCATCAGAACTTTGTAGTGCCCTCACACCCTCATTATCTAAACCTTTCGGCCAAGTTGACCTATCATTAAGGTCAATATTACCAATATATTCCCAATCGAACTTCAAAAATTCTCTATTGTTGTATTTTGTTAATGATGTGTCTTGGTTTGTACTAAACCGAGATGAGTAGTCGTTAATGTTTACCTTTTTGTTGGCAAACTCTTTTATATATTCAATCATTCGTAGTTCCTTTCTACTTTGCGGCCTTAATTAGCCTTCGATTGTTACTCCCCAACAAGATTAAGGTCAACGACCACTCTCATTGGTTTGTATGCACACTAGACTTCTATCCAAAGAAGTCCTCTAAATTACCTTGTGTGCCATAGGTTCTGTCTATTGACCATTTTAACACATTTAAAATTAATGTCAAGGGCTCAACAAAAACTTTTTCAAATTGTGTTTCATAGTCTACAAAATCATGTATATTAAATTCTTTTGGTATCTTTGTAATAAAAGTAATTACATTTGATGTAAAAGGATTAGGTTGTTTCAAATATACAAACTTAATCTTATCACCTTCTTGTATCAAAGGATATTTGTATACTAGTTTATTTTGTTTTAATTTGTTATTGTAAATCAATGCACCCTTAACATGAATAGGTGTACTTTTAATAAAAGTTGTACTACTATCAAAAAACTTTGATAATCCTTTTACTGAACGAGGAAAAGAAATAAGTTCTGGTTTTACTTTGTTAAATTCTTCTTTGAAATCAATCACAAATTTATTCAATTCTTTTTCATCACTTTTCATTATAAGTTCAAGTGCATCTTTAATCTTTTGTCTACACATTGCAGGCGTTGATGACTTGACAGCTTCAATACCCATCATCTTTAACTTTGGTTCTTTGTATGATACACCTTCACTATCCCACACATTAAGAATATATCTTTTCTTTGCAACCCAGATACCTTTATCTGCAATCACTTCTCGTTTCATAAACATC